GCCCTGATGGAGACCGAACTGAAGCCTGCGGTAACAACTCAGGCTTAAGACTTGGTTCTCCCACAAGAGGCAATAGCCTCCCCCCAGTCCCGTATCAATAGGGCTGGGCCCAGCCAAGCGAGATGCGTACGGCTTGGTCACGTACAGAACGTGTCAAGTGGTCCCTGTCCGCGGACTCTGGGAACAAGATATCAAACCAGGATGGCCCCTTAGGGTCTACTGGATTGTGTTCTTGGTCCGTCAAGCCATGCTTGAGGAAATACTTGAGCAGGGCTCCATACCCATCGAGCATGTCGCTCGATGTGATGGCGCTAACCCTATAGCCCCTAACTCTGGGGCTATGGAGAAAGGCGTCATTACGTTCCCCTTGGTAAGGGAGGAAAGAATGACGACCCAAAACCGAGGAAGTCGGTTCAACTACCGGAAAATACTTTAGTAGTTTCCGGATCGAATCGTCCAACCATCCGCATGTGTTCCAGAAACCAGCAAAGTAAAGCTGATTCCTGAGAGACACAAGCGAGATGATCTCGGTCACGTCCCTCCGTCGTGTCGGGAAGTTCTGCCGAACCTTGACAATGGAAACGTCATGGCCGGCGTAATATTCCTTTCCGCAAGACTCTCTGAACCTACCGGTCCAGAAGGACTTGTGCATGCCAACCTTCGCCCCAAAAAGGTGAAGGCTGGTGACGACGGATTCGACACAGTCTACGGGGACAATAATATCGTCTCCATAGATACGCACGGCGCCGCAGTACTTCTTAATACTGCGACGGTCGAGCGGTGTGTTAGACGCTTTTTCGATCCCAACGAAAACCATGACAAGAAATATCATGGCTTCAATGGGAAAGCAAAGCGCCGAACCCATAGATGCAAACTTGGACAGGCAATGAACACCATGTCCAGGCACATCAGCCCTCGTCGAGCGACAGGCGTCAACCGCATTTCGCAAGTGCGGATGATTCCTGAATAGCTCGCGTACTAGCTGATTCGAGACACGGTCGGATGCTTCGCTCAAATCGAGCGTAGCGAGGTCCCCATAGAGGGAACCTCTCTGTGCCATGAGCTGGTTAGGCTCTTGGTCATCGAATCCAAGGAAGGAGTTAAGGATATGATTACCCTTAAGTCCATCAAGCATTATCGGCAAGAGCGACTGCTGTGCATATTGCATGGCAGTTGGCTCAATACCAATTATGCGAGGTGTCTTGAGCGTCTTAGGGACAGAGATGACCCTTACGGGTATTTCTGCCTCAGGTTCGAGGATGTCAATCTCGTTGAGCTCGTCGTAATAAGACGGGCTCGGAAAAAGGAATTCCAAAACTGGGAACTCCTTATCCAAACGAGCAGTCCAGGTCGACTGAAGATATTTTGCGTTACCACGCAACCTATCGGCAGTCGCTCCTGGACCGTGCTTTGGAACCGCTTTCCCCTCATAGATATCTCTATCTATTTTGGTAAAAGTGGAATCAAACAACAACGAGCTGACGCGTCGGAAAGCCGCTAAATCAATAGGGCTTCTTCGGACGTCTGCTAGTTGGACATCCTTCTCACACTCGATATACGTTCGCATAGCCTCATCCCGCCTTGCATTGCTGCAGGGTAGGTGAGTCTTACCGAACATCAGTGTTAGCTGACGTACGGCATGTATTGCGTCTACGCTCGGCGTATCGAGTAACACACCGGTAGCACGATCGAAGACAAGCTCCACGAAACCCCCAAGAAAACGGGGGAGACGTCCATTCAGATGGAAACTTGAATGGCTGGGAGTCCAATAGCCCTGGTCAAGACTTCTTTCGAAGTCCTTTCCAAGGTTTGGGAGGGTAATCATGAGAAATGATTGCCCTTCATGCTTCGATCGCCGGCTGATGGTTTTAATATCAGCCGGCTGGTGCTTCGTGCCACATCTAGTAGCCAATTCAATGGCTACCTTTTCCCAGAGCAATATTAGGCTTTTCAATAGCCCTCCTTAAATAGAGGTGTCTATTCCCAAGCCTAGGAGCTGGGGGTGTTGAGGGTCACAAATCCTCAACGCTTATACCCAACGCCTCAAGCCTATTTTTCTTTAGGTACTTGAGGTGTAGGAGGAGCACAGTACTTCCGTGCTCATCCTTCATCGGGTATAGATACTCCTTGAGAATCCGATTAGGTGTTTGATGGTAGCGTCGAAAATACATTGCCGTAAGGCTTTGTAAAATCGATTCGCCATTCATCGATTGAAAAGTCGGCGAGTGAATAGCCGACCCTAAAATCACACCGTGGATTAGAAGCATAGCGGGGATGGTTGCCACCACAAATTCGGTGGAACCAACAACCCGAAATACCTCTATATCCCTATGACTCACCACCAAGAAGTTTGGTGATGAGCAAGTCGGACGCAGCGGTAAACTGGGTTTTGAAGCCCGCGTAAACCGCCAACGCCTCAGCGTTCGTGTACCCGGCTGCGGGTAGGTCAAAGACGAGATAGTTACTCATCGAGACCTTCGCGTTTGTTGCCGGAATAAACGGATCTGAGGTGATCTTGGAGTGATCGATCCTGAGAACCCTTCGGGTCCGACGTCCGTAGACGTTGGAAGCCTTAAGGGTGATCAGGCCATCGGCACTCGAGTAGTCGCTGCCACTCCCGTGCACGTTAGTGCGCGGAAGCGGGGTAGTGACCGCCGAGATTGTAATGGACTGAGGATCAGCAAGGCTCATAGGCGTTGCTCCTTCTCTCTCCACCTTTGGAGAGTTTTGGTGGTGTGTAGTGACAAACTACCGCCTGCCCTTGGTTAAACCAAGAGCAGCCAATATCGAGGTTTGGAACGTAGACAATGCGTTCCATTGAACCCCGAATCCAAAGGGATTAGCCTGGCGTCTGATCTTCGTCTCAGTGACGATGACCAGAGGCTTTGCAAGCGGTACACTGGGATGTAACCCAGAGACCCCTTGGGTATAGGTATCTTTCACGATGGTATGATCCATCATGTACCCATACCGCATAATCAGACCGCCGGTGATGAAATCGGAGACGTTCGAAAGAACATCTCCGGTATTCGAAAACCAGTCGATCGCCCAGCTCCAGGGAGCAAGGTTCCACAATGTTTGTGGAGTAAGTGATACGCCGAGTCTATCGGCAAGTAGAGCATACCTATCCATCGCATTCCGGCTGTCATAACCGGAAGGTAGATAGTAGGTAAATGCTCCACTAAACCACCTACTGTGCACGATCTCACGTGTACGTTTTGCCTTGCGCCCATTACCAAGGGAGAAATCGGTGTTGAATGGAAACATCAACTGATGCTGAAAGTCAGCACCAAAATCGATCTCTTCAGTGGTAATACTAAGAGGGAAGTTGTAACGCCTCCTAACGACCTTGCCTGCGTCTCGCTCGTACTGTGCAAGCACAGCACTAGCATTTTTGACGCCGTTAGCGAATTTAGTAACATCGTTAACGAGAGGTCGCCAACCGAACTGATAGTTCAGATATTCTGAACCGGCTTTTCGGGCCAAATCAGTGCGGTCTTTCCACAATTGGGAGCCCATGATCGACGGTATTCCGTCTTTCAGGGTTTCACCCAAGAATGTAGAGACGTCAGCAACTGAGTTAGTTGGCTTACATCTGGCTATAGCTTCCGCACCAATCGCGTCAAGAGCAGATTCGCTAATGACGTTATTGGGCGGAAACTGAATCTTTCCTGCAAACGAGGGAATACATACCATCGTCGGACCCGAATATGCCGCAAAGGCATTCGGGCCGGCTCCGGAAACGCCAACGTGCGCCGATATATGATCGATGCCCGAGGCTATGTACGACTTCGTTGTAGAGAAAGGTCCGCCAACATCCCCTTCCGGTCGTCGAGAAGACGACCGTTTTGAACGAAAGGGATGGCCTTCCGATACAGTAGTCTGTATCCCACTCAAGTCTGTGGTTATGGATCCGCCTTGAGAATAACTCGAGCCGAACCTTAAACCCCACTGAGTTCCCTTGCCGGACCCCCTAGGGGGTTCGACAACGCGGGTTCTGGTGGTTGTAGACATGAGTGGACTCTTAGAGCTCCTTTGGGATTGGTTCCTACGCGGTTAGCGTAGGGGTGGATGTGCACTGCACGGCCTGGCCCTCTCGG